AAATTGGTCTAATGTTTGGCGGTATTGCCTTGGTGCTGTTCTTGGTGTACGTTGGGATCTATGAAGCAATGGAACACTGCGCTCAAGTAAAGTGTGGGCGATGAATGAGTACCAAAAGACCGCTGACATGGCGTTTAAGATTGTTGGGGCTTGGTGGGCGGCAAACTTGTTTCTGGATGTGATTACAGTGTTGCCAAACTTTATTTCAGACAAGATTGTTAATATGCTTTTACAAAAGGTTGGACTATAAATGCTGACTCTACTCTCAACTCTTATCTCGTTCTTGATGGGTGGTTTGCCCAAGCTGTTGGATTTTTTCCAAGACAGGTCTGACAAAGCGCATGAGCTAAACCTTGCCCAAATGCAAATTCAGCGCGAGTTGGAGTTGCGCAAAGCTGGCTTTGAAGCTCAAGAGCGCATTGAACATATTCACACAGAACAGTTGGCAACTGAGAGCGCGGCGGCTACCAGTCAAGCCCTTATTGGCGCACAGCAAGCTGAGATGCAAGCAATCTACGCCCATGACACCTCGCTTAACGAAGGCACATCCACTTGGATGAGAAACCTTCGCGCCAGCGTTCGCCCAGTCATTACTTATGGTTTCTTTTTTCTGTTAGTGTTTGTGGATGTGGGACTGTTTGCCTATGGCTGGCACAACGGTGTTAGTTTTGTAGAGTTGGCTGAGATGCTGTGGGACTCTGACACCCAAGCCCTGTTCGCTTCAATCATTGCGTTCCACTTTGGTGGTCGGGCGTTTGGCAAATGAACGAAACATATTCCGTCTATCACATCCATGTTGAGCCAAACCTCAACAGTGGTTATATCGGCATATCCAAAAATGTAACCCTGCGTTTTTCCCAGCATGGCTGGAAGCGCAAGCGTTCAAACAAGCACTTGAGAAACGCACTTGCTAAGTATGGCGATGCTGTTAAATTTTCTATAGTGGTAGACGGATTGGATTACGAAGCAGCTTCTTTGGTAGAAGAAATGTTGCGACCAAACCCCAACATGGGCTGGAACATTGCCGTTGGAGGTGACATCCCACCAAACCCAAAAGGGAAGATGCGTTCTGCGGAATACAGAGCCAATATTGCCAAAGCAAAAATGGGTTCACAAAATCCAATGTTTGGCAAAAAACTTACGTTTTCTGATAGTCATCGGCAAAATATATCCAAGGCTTTGCAAGGCAGACCCAGCGCATCAAAGGGTAAAAACAGACCTCAGATGTCTTGCTCGCACTGTGGAAAAATAGGTAATGCTGGCGGAATGTATTTGTGGCATTTTGATAAATGCAGGGCTAGAGATGAAAATTAGTGATAAAGCTATCAAAATGGTGATGCACCATGAGGGTGTGCGTCAGAACCCGTATAAATGCCCAGCAAAGTTGTGGACGGTGGGTGTTGGGCATGTACTTTTTCCAGAGCAGGGCAAACTAAAGATTGATGACCGTGACGCATTTCAACCACCCGCTGAAGCCATGCGGAAATACAGCATGGAGGAAGTAGATGCAATACTTAGAGCCGATCTGGATCGCTTTGAGCGCGGGGTCGAGCGTTTCTGCCCTGTCCCTCTTACACAAGGTATGTTTGATGGCCTTGTTAGTTTTAGTTTTAATGTCGGTTTGGGAACGCTACAGCGCTCTACGCTTCGTCAAAAGGTTATTAGGGGCGATAAAGAAGGCGCGGCAGAAGAACTCTTGAAGTATTGCATGGCCGGCGGCAAAGTTCTAAAAGGGCTACAGAACCGCCGCATTGACGAACGCACACTATTCCTTAGTTAGCGCTCGGTACGCCTCAATAGCGGTCTTCAAATCGCATTGCAGCTGCTGTATGCGGTCATCCTGTTCGCACAACTTGGCGTAGGCTTCCTCGGCAAACTTGGCCAAGTTGGCTTGGCTCCAGGTCGGAAAGTCTGGCCTGTTAGTCATTGGTTTCTTTCTTTGAAGGTGCATCTAGTTCAAGGCGGTAATACTTGGCTGGCATCTTGGCGTTCTTGTCTAACTGCTTGCGCAGCCACTCAGCGCCGCCAAGTTCTTGTAAGATCATCCAGTGTCTATCTGACATCCGGACTTGTCGTCCCAGTAGGGGTTCAGGCGGTTTGGGGCGTGGCATTTACCTGACTCTCCTAAGCGGTATGTCCATAACGCGCTCGGGCGGTGGGGGCGTCATCTTCTCAGACGGTGGCGCCCAGCCGTGTTTGCGCCAAAGGGATTGCACGTCAGAGCCAGACTCCCACTTGAAATCCTTGGTCGGAATTGATGGGTAACTGATCTTTGAATGTGGTGGCAGTTCAATCATTGTGTTGCTCCTTTAAGTAGTTCTAGTCTTTCCCGCGCTACGCGCAGGGTGTTATAGCGCTGGTGAAGGCGCTCAAGCATGGAGATGCGCTTGGCACCTACACGTTCCTCGTCAAGCAGTTTGAGAACGTCTTCCTCGCTCATCCTGCTTAATTGGCTGTTAAGGCTTCGCCAAGTAGTTGTCAATTTTGTTCTCCAGTTGGCTGATTGTTTCTTGAACGTGCATCAAGGCGCGGATGGCCGCGTTGGCTTCTCGGTTGCGTATGCGCAACTCGGCCTTGGCCACTTTAAGTTTGGCTTTCCATTGGTCAATTCGTTTCACTTTAATTCCTCCATTGCAATATCAGATATGGCGCGCTTGTCGTGCAAGGCTGCCCAAATTTTTTCATCCACCGTTTTGTTGGTCAGCATCACGTAGCACCACACAGGGTATTTTTGCCCGCTGCGGTGCAGGCGACCAATGGTCTGCTCGTACAATTCCAGACTCCACGGCAAAGACAAAAACACCATGTGACAGCCGCCGTGCTGTAAGTTAAGCCCGTGGCCTGCTGACTTTGGATGGACGGCCAGTAACCTGATTTTTCCATCATTCCATCGCTTAATGGCGTCGGTGTCGTCAAGGGTGGTGACGTTAAATCGCCGCTTAAGTTCGGCAAGTTCTTCTTGGTAGTTGTAAACAATAATGGTATTTGCACGTTGATTCTCCTCAATGATTTCCTCTAACCTTTCAAACTTATGCATGCTGTACCAGACAGGCTTTTGTGTAGAAGTAAATTTGCCCGGCGAATCTGACGGCGTGGTCTTGGTGTCGTAAACAAAACCTGACGCCAGTTGTTGTAGCTTGCCCGTGACAACTGCCGCGTTAATGGCCGTGATGCCGTCCAACACAAAGTCTTTCTTGAGTGTTTGGTAGGGCGTCAAATCCATGTCGCACTTGACCTCGACCGTATGCAAAGGCGGCAACTTGTCCTTATACTCCCCTGCCTCCAAAACAAATGTGGCAGGCTTGATCACGTTCATAACCTTCTCAAGCGAACCCACTCTGGGCGCCCATTCGCCAAACTCTTTATTGATCAGCACAAAGTACGTCTGCATGAACGCGCCTTTGCTGCGCCCTAGCAATGATTGGTCAACGATCTTGCATTGGCCAAACACATCCTCAAGGCCGTTGCTGGTAAACGAGCCAGTCAAGCCCCAGCGCGTTGTCATGGGGTCAATTACTTTAAGAAAGGCTTTGAAGCGTGTGCCGCTAGGGTTCTTAAGCCGCGTCAGTTCGTCAAACACCACGCCGTCAAAGTTCAGCTTTTGCTTGGCCAGCCATTGCAAGTTGTCGTAGTTGGTCACAATCACTTGGGCGTTGCTCTTGAGGGCGTCCAAGCGCTGCTTAGGTGTGCCAACGCACAAAGCCATGCTGATGCGGTCAGCCCACTTGGGGCGCTCAACTGGCCACACATTAGTACACACACGCTTAGGCGCCAGCACCAGCCAGCGCTTGACGTGCCCGTCACGCAACATTTCCCACATGGCCGTTAGCGTGATGGCTGTTTTACCCGCGCCCACCGGCGCCAAGATCATGGCGCGGTCATGCTCAAAGAGAAAGTCAGCGGCTGTCTCTTGATATGGTCGTAATGAAACCATTAACTTGTTCCTTAGTCCACAAACATGTGTAGTTCTGGCGCAGTAGCGCCATCTCTGTCTGAAATAGTTTTTGCAGTTCCGACAATCTGCCGCCTTTGGTTTTCAATTCCACAAACCACGTCTGGCCATCGGGTAAACACGCAATGCGATCTGCTACACCTTTGCGTCCGGGAGATGTAAACTTCCAAGTCCGGCCACCGATGCGCTGCACCGCCCAGTCAAAATAAACTTCAATTTCTTTTTCTCGCATGTTGTGAAGTATACATGTAAAAAAGATTTGCACAACATTATTTTCTGTGCTAACATTCAAGTTCAACTCAGTAAAGGACAGTATGCTTCACTCAAATATCGTCGGCGGCTCTACAGCAAAGCGCGTCATTAACTGCCC